GTCGTTTTACCGCGACGCCCGGAAATCATACGTATTCATTGCAGTTCTTGTTCTGCTCTTATTTCCGTACATGTAGACGTGTTGAATAGGGGCAGCCCCCCTAATCGCATTTTCTATATGCATGTTTAGAGTCCTGTAGAATAGGCTTACGCTTAATCTACAGATTACAAGAATTGTAGTTAATATGATATTCAGTCACCAGCCGAAAAATAAATAATATGTTTTAGTGATGACCGCAATAGTTGCACAGTTGTGGCTGCTGTGCTTTTGTACTACTGCCGTTGTCCCGAAGAGTCAACTTCGTTAGAAATCAAACCCTTTTATTGCTCCTAGTAAGATAGGATACTGCTCACGCAATAGATATGAATAATATTGAAGCTGCGAGAACTATGACCGTAATCAACGGTCTTTGTCCGGGAGGACATGTAAACATCCACAATAAGTTCTTCATCCTTTTATATAAAATTGAAGCGTCGTTCGATTCTGGTACGAAAACCCAGAAAGCTTTATCTCACAGACATTTCGCGCTATGTCAGTGACAAATATGTAGTGGAGCTACACGTGTTGCCATGATGGGTAACAACACGCCGTTGATAGTGAAGATTTTCCGATTAGAGTACTAGAACTTACACCTGGGCTAACAGTTAAATCTGTTTTAGGTGTTCTTAGGATGAGGTCGCACTGGACCTCCCTTAGAGTGTGATGTACGACATGGAGCTGTATCGCAATCGTTAGATTGTGCGAGACAGTACTCGAAAGTTAGATATTATCTATCACAATAACTAGCCACATTTTGTTTGCAGCTTTGGTCAAAGTTGTTTAAGAAGTGTGGTGCGTGGCTTGTTTAACTGTTCCAAAAGCTTGAGGAACAAATTTTCGAGCAAAATATATAGACCAATTCCGGCGCTGAGGTTTGGGTTAACCGCCCCCTTAGCATCGTATAGCAAGAAGTTACTAATAGCCTTGAAATAAATCAGTTTTATGAGGCATTTTTTGTCTTAATTTTTATTTCTGCCAGCACGCTGGCCTTTATCAAGATTTACTTACTGCGAAACTTAAGCAGTACTTGTTTTGCTTTTACAATGACCAGCCAGAATGGATATGGAAAGAGCAAATATGAAGCACGCCACAAAAATGGGAAAAAAGCGCGAGAAAGGAAAATTCGCGTTGATCAAAGCAAGGATTATCAGAAAGTCAAAGAGAAGAAAAAGAAGCGCGCCATACGTAATCAACGTGTTACATCTAAAATTACATGTTTCAGTGAAGCGGTGAATGATGATTCTATTTTGGAATCGCATTACGGCGTTAAGGAGACAATTGATTTCATTTGTGATGCACCTGATTGGGTACTAGATTTTTTTGGAAAACACTGGTTGAGTTTGAGAGAAATTTTTGAAGATTTTAATATTTCTTTACCTGAACTTAATTGCCCGAGTGTGCCCAAGTATTGGAATCTATTCAAGGAGAGTGAGATATTCTCAGAATTGCATCATATTCTTAGGATGCTTATAACTTTGGGAATTTTGAAGAAAATAAATATCTCTTTGAAAGGATGTTCAGTATATGTTTCAGAGCCATTACGGGGCAACGTGACAGCCGTTGATATTCTAGAAAAATTAGCTTCTTTTGGTAAGTTACTTGTGTCAAAGTGCATTCTAGTGTATCAGTCTGGGAATTTAGAATTATTTTTCAAGACTCAAGCAAAGAGTGCTTATGATGACGAGTATACTTTTATTACTTCCCAGAAGACTAGGGTCGATTTAGGTCGCAAAGCCGATGTCGACGAGGAGACTTATGATAGGCGTGTTAGCGAATGCATTCAAGCCACTTTAGCATACTTGAATACATGCAAGTCCAATGAGAGAGGATTTTATTCCACGCGCTTGGGAATTTTGCGCGACATTCAAACCTCCAGAACTCTCAAGAAGAAAGAGGGAGTTCGTATAAAGCCTTATGGCATTGAACTTTATGGAGGAACGAGTGTTGGAAAGTCTGCGAACGCCAATGCATTTACGCGATTTGTACTGATGTCGAATGGATATGATTTTAGTAAGAGTGCTGTGGTTTCTATTAATATGCAAGACAAATTTCAATCAGAATTTGAAACCCATCACCAGGGTGTAATATTTGATGATATGTGCAATACCACTTTAGAATTCACTGACGGTTCTCCAACTCTGGCTATCATTATGTTTCTAAATAACATACCTATGGCAGCCCTCAATCCAAATGCTGAATTGAAAGGGAAGATTATGATCGATCCTGGCGTCGTTACGGCAACGACGAACGTGAAAGATCTACTTTCAAATCAGACCTCAAATGAACCCGCATCAGTTAACAGGCGTTTCAATGCCATTATTACAATGACTGTTAAGCCCGAATATTGCAAACCAGGTACGCAAATGCTTGATCCATCCAAAATAACTCATATGGCCGGGTTACAATTTCCGACCTATGCTACATATACGGTTGAAGAAGCACGTTACAGACAGAATACGACAGGAGACAAATTCAAACCAGGCAAGACAAAAAGTGTCACTTATGTTACACGCGAATTTGAAGGAAAACCACTTGTTGATGTTGAAGTCAAAACTTTGCTGCGTTTCTTGGCAGCTGATTCAAAAGAACATTTTGCTCAACAGAAGGCTTTTGTTGACACCCAGAATAGTTTGACTGATATACCCCTGTGTGCCTGCGGTTCACCCTTAGAACTATGTGGTGAGTGTGAAGTGTTGAATTCCCACTTTGGAATCGCTGGCAGTAGGGATGTTATTGAATATCTTTCATCGTTAGAAGCACGCCTTGTTGATTGGCTCAATGATTTTTTGTCGAGTCTTATATCTTCCAAATATGGGACAGCCATCATCGCTTATCTTATGAGAGACAAGTTGAAACAGATTGTGTTTGATAGTATTGGTTATTATCTAGTTTGTGTGATATTGACTCTTATGTATGATACTTATGCCCATATCAGAGGATCATGGCTGGTAATTGTTTTTTCGTTAGGATACGTTGCATACATTTTCGCTCGTTTCCAATTTTTGCGAAAGTCAACTATCCACAAGTTTACAAGCCTGCCTTTACCTTCTCAATACATTCGTGAACTGAGCTGGAAGACGCGTATGAAGATTCTATCTTTTTTAGTTTCGGTCGGAATTTGGAAGATCCTGAGGACGTTAGTTGAAAAGAAGAAGACTTTGCCCACATCCCAAGCTGCTGGACCAATACGTCTAGAGCCAGATGCAAAACCATGGCAGTTAGGATTTGAGTTTTGGGACACGCGTTCCAAGGAAAGCCAGTATCAATATGGAGATGCTGGAATTAGCAAAGAGTCACGAACTATTTCTTTGGATAATCTTGTTCCACTAGTAGGTGGTAAGCTAATGGTCATTGAAAAACCTGATGGGCAATATTGCAATGCAGTCCCAATACAGAGCAATGTTCTTCTTATTCCCAATCATATGGTGACAGGTGACACTGAGTACACCACTTTAACAAAGGTGGGTGGTCACACTTTCCAAAATATGCCTTTGGATCGTAATGTTACTCAGCACATCGAAGGTACGGATTTTGCCGTGTGGTGGTGTCCTGGAGCCGGCTTACATAAGAATTTAGTACCATATTATGCCAAAGAAATTCTTGATGGAAAGAAGATTCCTGTAGTCACAGTGTATAATAAGGAGAATGAAGTGGTGTGTTATCCTGAAATGACGGCAGTACGTGCAAAGGTCCAGACTAGTAGAGGCGGAGCATTCCCTGGATTAAAGTATACTTTTCCTGAAAATACTTTTGGAGGATTATGCATGGCAACCCTCATAGGACGTGCAAAGGGTATGCCTCTTATTGCAGGGCACCATTTAGGTGGTAAGGGAACTACAGGCGCTGCGGGGACATTAACGCGTAAGCAATTGACTGATGCCATAGAAAGATTGTCCCAGAAGCCTGGTATTCTGATTTCCCATTCTTCTGCACCATTTAACACCGAATATATGGGTGTAGACGTTGGCCCGTTGGCGAAACCTCATGCAAAGTGCCCTACGAATGAACTTGGGAATGATGCGAAGATAAACATTATCGGCTCACACGCTCTTAAGTCGGGTGCCACCCGGAAGAGTGCAGTGACCACTTCGCTGATTTCGCCGGCGGTAATTGACATTATGGGTATTGAGAAGATCCATGACAAACCCAAACAGATGGATCATGTGCGACACAAAGAGAAGGATTTAGAAGCTAAGACTGATACTGCTACCCGCTTTGATAGTGAATTGTTTCAGAAGGCAGTTACAGATTACGAGTTACAGTTAGCGAATATTCCTGATGCTGAAATTGCGAAATTGGGGAAAATTGATGACGATGCCAATTTGTGTGGCTTAGATAGTGTATTGGGAATTAACGCCATGAATCTTAGTACTTCTATTGGCTTTCCCGAATCTGGTCCAAAAAGCCGGTATGTTGAAATGTCAGACCGTCAAGTGGAAGGAATCACGTGTGTCCGGGATGTCGATCCAAAGATCTTAGTGGAAAAAGAGAGGATCAAGGGTGAATTATTGCAAGGTCATATTGTAAATATGGTCATGAAAGCAGCAGTGAAGGACGAACCTACAAAAAAGAAGAAAGACAAAGTTCGCGTGTTTGCAGCGGCAAATATGCCTTCGTCTATGGTAGTTCGAGAATTTTACCTCACTCTTGCAGCCTTGTTCCAGAGAAATAAGACCATTACTGAGTGTGCAGTTGGGATTGTCGTTCAATCCCCTGAATGGACAGAACTGTACAATCACATTGGAAAATTTGGTTGGGACAGAGCTATTGCTGGTGATTACGCCAAATTTGATGGACGTATGAGTCCACAGTTTATGTCAGCAGCTTTTAAAATCCTTATCAAACTAGCGGAGCGAAGTGGTAATTATGACGAAGATGATCTGATCATCATGCGTGGTATTGCCACTGAGATTACATACCCAACTTATGATTACTTTGGAACGTTAGTACAGTTCATGGGTTCAAATCCCTCTGGACATCCCCTAACCGTGATCATTAACAGTATGGTCAATTCTTTATATATGCGTTATTGTTGGTATGCCATTGCCAAGGAGAAGCGGTGGTGGAGAGTTCCCTTGTTTAGCTCGAAAGTGTCCTTGATGACATATGGCGATGACAACATTGCTACTGTTGACAAAAGATGCACCGACTTCAATCACACAGCAATTGTTGAACAGTTGGCGAAAGTTGGTATCACTTATACAATGGCAGATAAAGAAGCTGAATCTGTTCCATTCATTTCTTTGAAAGAAGCTTCTTTCCTTAAACATTACGCAGTATGGGATGAAGAATTAGGCGTTTATCGCTCACCCGTGGAGGAAGATTCGATTGCAAAAATGCTACATACGCACATGACTTCAAAAGTCCTTACAATGGAACAATCAAGTGCGGAAGCTATTCAAAATGTTGCATTGAAGTATTTTGAATCTGGGCGTGAGGTATATGAGAAGCGCAAGTTGCAGCTGGAGGAGGTCGCACGTAAAACTGGTATCCAGGGATATGTGGGACCCATTATGAGCTACAACGAGCGCCTCTCATGGTACCGTGAGAAGTTCGACCTCTAGGTCGACTTCTATGGCCCGCCCCGGGGGCCTTGTACCTTGGGCCATCGCAACTATGCGCTGGATAAGCTAAAAATAGTTGCTTGTGTGTGATTAACGCATGTATTATTGGGTTCTGTATTACCTAAAATACATGGACAGCTACACAAGTAGTCATTGTATATATTGTTATTTAGCAATGGGGTGACGCCCAACAAAATAGCACTGTCGTGTGGAGGATTAATGTACCACGCACGATATTTGTAAATTACATTACTTATTTTGAAACTATTAGTGAGGGTGTGGACCTCAATAAAAACCACAATTTACATGAAACAATACCATTGGTTAGACAAACTAAGACACTAGACGAAGTGCGTGAAGTGGTATTGTTGGGGGAACGTGTTAAAGAGCTGAAGAGTAAATTGGCAAAGAAGTATCGACATGAACATCAACTCAGAGAACGTATAGCCTTTTTGGAAGGACAAATTTTGGAGTCCCAATCTGGAAATGTTTCTGACTCACAACCTGCTCCGGGTACTGTGGAAAAAGAATCTTCATCCTTTTCAAAGGAACAGATTACTTCTTTTGCAGATCAGGATGCTGGTTGGACGACAGAGAAGGTGGGCATGTATGAACCGACTATGGATCTAGCCAATAATAGTGATAGCAATCTTGGCAATTTCTTAAGTCGACCGATTCGAGAATCCGCACAATCTTGGGTGGTTGGACAACCTTTTTATTACAAATTCAATCCTTGGCAAAAGTTTTGTGAGAATGAGTTTGTCCGCGATAAGATCAAAAATTTCGAATTGATCAGGATGAAATTGCACGTTAAAACAGTCATTTCTGGCACGAAATTTCACTACGGTCGTGCTTTAGCATCATATAATCCGCTTACTTATGGTGATCAAATTACTGTGCAGCGTGCTTTTATTAATCAGGATTGGATCCAAGCATCTCAGAAGCCTCATTTCTTTCTGAATCCGACGAAGAACACAGGAGGTGAACTTTGTTTACCTTTCTTTTACCCAGATAATTACTTGAGTATTTCCGAAGGAGATTGGAACTTTATGGGTGATATTACAATATCGTCTGTCCAGAACTTGTTGCATGCCAATGGAGGCGATGATCCTGTCACCATAACCACATACATTTGGGCTGAAGATGTCGTCTTAACCATCCCCACCACATCTGATCCACCTCTTCCATCTCAGAGTGGGCGGAGAGGAAGTCGCATGTCACAGGCGGATTCAAAGAATAGTATTAACGGTAGGGACGAATACGGTCAAGGCATCATTTCTAAACCTGCTTCTGCTGTCGCTAAAGCTGCAGGTTTGCTTTCAAAATTGCCCGTTATAGGACCATATATGCGTGCAACCGAAATAGGAGCCAATGCCACTAGTTCAATCGCCCAAATGTTCGGGTATTCGCGCCCAAACATTGTGTCAGATATCATACAAACCAAACCTAGCCCTACTGGAAATTTAGCCAATGTGGATGCAGGTGATGGCGCCATGAAATTGACTTTAGATAGCAAGGCTGAGATCACTGTTGATTCCCGAACTGCTGGATTAGATGGTTCGGATGAAATGGGGATCTTGGACTATGTCAAAAGAGAGTCTTATCTGACAAATTTCGATTGGGTGCCCGGTACGGCAACCGATGATTTGTTGTGGAACACCCGCGTATTGCCTATGCAGTTGGATAATGTGAATGTGAGTGGAGATGGGGAAATCCATATGACTCCTTTGGCACATATGGCCACAGCTTTTGAGGCATGGCAAGGATCCATCAAATTCCGTTTTCAAATTGTCAAAAGTGATTTTCACAAAGGTCGTATTTTGGCCAGGTGGGATCCAAATGGTTTTACATCAGGGGCGGTTGAATACAATACGACGTATTCGAGAGTGATTGATATAGCTGAGACTGATGACTTTGAGATCGTTATTGGATGGGGTCAAAAGGAACCATGGAAGCGGTGTGGCACTCCATATGATACTGGATCTAACTTTTCTGACTCACAACGTTTAATTACTGCTCCTGAAATCGAAGATCAGTATAATGGGGTCTTGGAGTTGGTTGTTTTGAATGATCTGGTTTGTCCTAGTGTAGATTCACCCATTCACATCAATGTGTTCGTTTCGGCATGTGATGATTTCAAATTGGCCGCTCCTTATAATGGTGGGATGACCGACTTACATGTCTTCAAGCCACTTGGAGA